TTAGCGGTCATTTTGTCTAACCTTTCGCTTAGGGTTAGCCACGGTTGTTCCCTTTTTGCGCCCTTTCGAGAGGGCCTTCATGGCTTGTTTGGCCATCACTTCCTGTTCGGCCGCGCGCGTGTATCGAGCGACCTCGGCTTCGGTTTGGTGGCCGGTTATCGACTTGATTTGCTGGTTTGAGCATCCGGCTTCGGCCAAGCGGCGGGCAGCGGCTTTTCGCAGGCCGTGGGCGCTGCATTGAGGCAAGCCCGCCTCGTCACAGCATTCCCTAAACCAGTTGCCGAAACCGGCCGCGCTGAACGGTTTGCCTTGAGCCGTGGTGACGAAGGTGAGATTGTCACGCGGCGTGGCAGCTATGATCGCCACCAGGTCAGGGTGAACCGGTATCCATAGGTGCGCGCCTGTCTTTTGCTGTTTGACCTGTATGCGGCCCTTGCTGACGTGCTGGTGGCCCATTCTGACCACATCGGAGCGCCGCTGGCCGGTATTGAGCAACAGCGCCATCGCCAGACGCGCGCGGGTGCCTATGGCGTGTGTTGCCTCGAATTTAGCGATTTCGTCATCGGTCCAGCTATGGAAGCCATCATTGCCCGTGCGAAAACCCTTTACGCCCAGGGCGGGATTATCCCGGCGCAACCCTTCCTCAATGGCGAATTTCATTAGGAGCTTGAGCCGTGCCAGGAGACTGTTCGCAGCCCCCGGCCGGTCGGACATTGCGCCGATAATCGCCTTGATATGGCGGCGCTCCATCAGGCGCACGGGCTTGGAACCGTGCAGCTCTATGAAACGGTTGAGTTGGTTTCGATAGGTGGCTTTCGTGCTGTCAGCCAGCCCTGTGAACTCTGGTGCCGCGTAATACCGGCGCACCAGGTCGGCAACCGTGCCGGGTTTAATTCGGCCCTGGCCCACTTCGATCTTTGGCGCGGCCACGCCTTTCAGGCAGGCGTCATATTCCGCTTCAAATTCGGGCGTATTGAACTCGGCTTGAAAATAGCGCGCGGCCTGCCCTTTCTTGCGAAAGCGGTAGCGAGGCTTGCCGTGCCGATCGACAAACCGCGTAACGTATTTGGGCAGGCGGGTGCGCTTCATTCCAGAACCTCATCCCAGGGATTAGCCCCTTTGTCGGTTTCGGCAGCACGCGACAGCGGCCGAACAATGATCCGGCCACCAGGCGCAATCTCAACTTCGATTTGATCGTGCGCGATCCCGGCAGCGGCCGCGCCTTTAAAAACGCGGGTCACGTCCGATTGTTTGAAAGTGGCAGCGGTCCGCGACATGCTAGTTGCTCCGAGCTGCCGTGATTTCGAGAAACTGATTTCGGCCGTCAGGCGTCTCTTTGATCCCCTCGATGTTCCAGCCCTGCCCGTCGAGCACCAAAACGTCTGTTGGCAAGATGCCTCGCGACGCTTCGCAGGACCGCACGACAAAGCGTGAACGGCGGATCGAAAGCACTCCGCCGGCCGCGAAGATTTCAGCGTCTGAAATGTCGGTTCGTTGCGCCCATAGCCGGGTCAGTTCAGCAAGCTCCGTAATGGGGTTGCCGAACGGGTCCGTGCCCGTTTGCATGACGCGCTGGATCGACAAATTCCGGTCGAGATCGCCCGCGCCGATCATTGATCCTCTCCGCGTTTATCGATTGGGGTCATGTTGAGCGGGGTCAGATATTCCTCGCCACCATCAATCTCGGGCAGATTTTCCCAGCCGCGGATTTCGTTCGGGGACAGCCAGCCCCACTCCCGGCCGATCCGGTAGCTTTCGTAACGGGCCTTCATATCGCCCCGCAGCAGTCCAGCCAGGTCATGTTCCACAAACAGCGACTTTCGCCCTTCGCTGGTCAGCAGCGTTGCATTCATCGCCTGTTCGATGCGGCGGGCCATTGGAGCCAGGCACCGAACCACCAGGGCGCGGCTTTCCTGATCGGTGTTGGAATAGGTGGCGTTGTCAGTGATCCCCGCGACGGTCGGCGGGACCCCGAACACCCGGCAGATATCGAGATTGGTCAGCTTGCGGCTGTCCAGGAACTCGGCGTCTTTCGAGGACAGGGAGAAGGGACGCCATTCGGCGCCACCGTCGAGGACCATCACGCCGGATGTAATCGAATTCTGCTCGAACTTGTCGCGGAGCCTGTCGAGCACGTCGCCCTTGCCGTTCGGGCCAAGGCTGTTGGGGAACACAAGTGCGCCCTCTGGCCGGAAGCTCTTGCCTGCTTGCTTTCCAGCCGTTTCCTGTTGCGTCAGGGCCAGATTGAAGGTGTCGCGTGCCAACTGGATCGGGGACAGCCCCATCACGCCATTGCGGGCCAGCCGATAGCGCATATGAAGCATTTCCTCTTGCAAGAGGATCTGTGTGCCGCCTCGAGGATCTGACACGCGATAGCGGTGCCGCCCGCTCTCGAGGCGTTCGACTGTGACGGTTGTCGGGTCCAGCGGGTAGAGCGCCGCCACTTGGCCACGCCCGTTCCACTCCAGGCGGGCAAAGGCATTCCCGGCTGTCATGATAGCCGCATACAGCATTTCGCGGGCCTCAAATGCCGTCATGGTCGGATTGGCCATGTCGTGAAGCACGAAATAGAGCGGGTGATCGGTTGCCCGTTGTCGCCCGCCGTTCTCGCTGCGGCGGTAGAGGTTGAGCGGCATCGCAGCGAGGTTCTGCGTCACGATCCCGATACAGGCATGGGCCACCGAAAGGCCCGAAGCCCTGTTCGGGTCCACATGGGCACCCAACCCGCTCCCCATGCCGAAAAACTCGGCCAGGTACGGATCGGAGCTGGCGACTTGCGAGCGCGTTTCACGCCCGAACATTTTGGCAAACCAGTTCATTGGCAAAGCTCCAGAATGCGCAGGGTGCGGGCAGCATAAAGCTGGTGCGGTGTCATCAGGGTCTTGGATCGCGCCTGGACGATGGTGCCGTCATAGGCGGGCCATGCCAGCACGACAGAGACTTCGTGCAGCTCGACACTGCGCAACTCGCGGGCTTCGCCGTCGCGCTGCTCGTCAAGGGCGGTAAATCCGAAGCTCATGCCGCCCAAATCGCCACGCTCGGCCAAGGCGAGTACATCGCGCCCGGTTTGCGTGTCCGGCACATCGATATCGAAGGCCAGTCCTCGGCTATCCTCGCTCAAGCGCAGGGTGCCCGAACGGGTACGCCCCAGCACACGGCCGGGGTCATGATCGACAAGAGCGAGAATATCGGACTTGGCCCGCAGGGAGTAACTGAACGCCCCTTGCGCAATGGTTTCGGTGAAATGCCCGCCGATTGCGGCTGGCGTGCCAAATGTTGCGGCATAGCCTTCCAGACGCCGCCCCTTGGCCCTGATTTCCGCCACAAGGGCGCGTCGTTCCGTGGTCATAGGCACACCTGCTGATAAGGTGCGATCAGCCGGTCAACCCCGATGGCGATGGCCACAGGAGCGGGGTTGGCAGCGGCCTCGCGGTTCGCGAAAAAATGACCGACAAGCAACAATACGGCATGCTCGACGGCCGGGGGCAGCGGCGTGGCATCCATGTCCACGCCGATGCTAGCCAGATGATCGCGGCGGCGAGCGATCATCTTTTCGATGATCCCATCATCATCGTCAAAATCGACCCTCAAATGGGCTTTTGCGACTTCGAGCGTAATCATCAGCCAGCGATCTCCATCCAGCGGAACGCCTCGGGATGGCGAACCACCACATCGGTGTCCAGGAAGGCATGAAGCAGGGCACCGCCCTTGCTGGCGACATCAGCGTGGTAGGGGTTCATCAGGATATCGACGCCCGACCAGTAGCCGATGAAAAGGCTTGCCCATTCGCCATAGATCAGGGCGCGGGTTGCGGCGACGATCGGGGGACCGGCCTCCTCGGGACTGACAATGGGAACCTGTGTCGAGGTTTCCACACGCTCGCCGTGGAAGGTTTCGGACGCGGGAATGATCCGCTCGTCAGCATCCTTGATCTTGCGGGCCAGCGCCATGACAGCGGGGTGCGTGAGGAAAGCGCGCGTCCCGGTCACATCGTCCAGTTCGAGCGCCGCGATCATGTCCGCCGTGGCATCCGACGACAGCGCCGCACCGGCCATTTCGATAACGTCGCCGTCTTCCATGATCCCGGTCGGTTCTTCCGCCCCACCGCCCTTGATCGCAGCCCGGTCAAGGGCTTGGGCGAGGATATAGCCCAGGTCTGACCGCAGGATGTTTTCCAGCGCTTCATTGCTCTGGAGCATCATGCGGCGGCTGATTTCGTACTCTCCGGAAACCGTCTTGGGACCCATCGACTTCTTGGCAAACTTGGCGTCCGAGCGGGTCGTATTGGTATGTTCGGCCACCCAATGGGCGGTGCCGCTATCGACCATCCGGGGCAGGTCCAGATTGCCGGTCAGGCCCCGCAGGATCGTCGCGCCCATCGCCTCAACTCGCAGGGCAGGGCGGCGGCGGTCGGTCATCGATGCAAGATCGGTGCGCACCAGATTGCCACCGGCATTCCCGGCTGGTGTCGTGGTGGTCAGCGCTCGGGTTTCCATGCCGCCCAGGATGATCGATGTCGGAACCATCACGCCACGAACCTCACGGCCGCGCGACAGCTCGGCATGAACTTCGGCCTCAAGGCCCGTTAGTGATCCGTTGGAGCCTTCGCGGGTGGCTTTGGCGAGGGAGTAGTTGCGCAGCTCGCGTTCCATGTCCGCGCCACCGACCGGCTCACCATTGGCTTCGTGACGCTCATATTCGGCCAGGCGCTCGGCGCGGCCGATCTGGTCGTTGAGGGCGCGGGTTTCGGTGTCGAGGGTATCGAAGCGCTTGCGCTCGCCTTCGTCCAGGTCGCGATTTTCGGTCGCGGCCTTCTCGTTCATGGTGCGCATTTCCGCGACTTTGGCGGAGCGCTTTTCTCGAAGTTCATGCAGCTTTGGCATAATAAAGGTCCTTCTAAGGGCTATGCCGCCTCACGGCGGGTTGGGTCCATCGGGCCGGGTTTACGGCTCGGGGCATCGCCGCCTCACGGCGGGGAAACTGGTGAAGCTCCGTCGTTGCGAAAGATATTCGCGATCTCTTGGACGTGGATAAGATTGACGGAACGAAACTGATTAATTTTTCTGGCGTAGCGCCGCCGCGTCTCAAGTTGGGGGCCGTAACCTTCCATGAAATCTTCGACAGCCTGCGTTGTCTCATCGAGACTGCCTTGAAAGTCGGGCCACTGGCTTGGCATCGGCAAAGCATATTCGTGCTCCAGATCATTCAAGAGTATCTCTGCCGTCACGCCGTTGATGCTTACGTCCACGATGACAGATGTAATTTTCTCGCGCCGTTCATCGCCCTCAACGAAGATAGAAATCAGCTCTGTGAGAGCCTGTTCGAGGGTGTGTGAGCCGTCGAATTGGCCGCCTTCGAATCGAAAATGGTGGTTTGGTCGGGTGACGTTCGGATATTCTTCGAACTCCAGATTTCCAAAATCTTCGACGGCGCTACAGGCATCGGCGGGCCGATCAGAAACAAGCGCCCACAATAGCATTCGGGCAGCATCGCGCGGGGTCATATCTGGTGCATTGACCCCCCGCGCGCCTGTGGTGAGTAGGCCGCCATCACGAAGGACCCGAAAGGCCACTTGGACTGTGGCGATAGGCAAGCCCATCGCCTCCGCCATCCCTTCGATGAAGCCCTTTGCCTTGACCACCACAAACCTAAAAGCACGATTGACCGTTAGCGCCACTTTGCGCGCTCGTGTTACAGGTGTCAACGCTAAAAGTTAGACACTCTTTTAGAGCTAGGTAAGCGCCAAGCGTCCCAGCTCCGCTTGAAACGCATTGAAATACTCAACTTCCAGCTCTTCCTGATGTGCGGGACTTTCAAGCTTCAACGCATACTCAAGGTCATATCGCAGCACGCGCATTTTCACGGTCAGGCCGACCAACGACGACGCGGGGATTTCCCTGATGCGGTCCGCGTATTCATCTACCAGATCGAGCGCCATTTCGTTGGCCTCCTGATAGGGGGCAAACCCGGTATCATCGAAGCAGGCCTCATACCGGGCCATGAATTCTGCCTCGGGGAGGCCGCGCGGAATAGCTTGCATTGCGGGTTCGAACAGCCCCTTGTAGGCCTCGTTATATTCGGCGTGAACCTTGCGCCAATTTGCAAGGGCACGGTCAAAATCTTCTCCGATGCGGACCAACTCCTGATCGTCAAGGACCGAGGCGCTTGGCGCGCCGGGCAAAGCAACCGTGGCGATAGTTGCGAGCGAAAGTGTTTTCATGAAAGAACGCCTTGTTGTTGAACGCCTCGAAATTGAGGCTGGCGTCAAGGACATTTCATGATTGGGTTTGACCATCGCCGAAGCGGAGGAATTCCCGCTATCCCCTGCGACTGGTGTAGAAGTGGTGAATTCCAAAGCAGCACTACACGTGCTATTGGCGCGGTCAGCCATGATCGATCCCCTAGATCGGTTGCGGTTAGATCCGGGCAAGCGTTGGCGCGCTTGTCCGGCTCGATTTTCGTGGTATCATGCAATCATGGCAAAATCAACTAATGATACCACGAAACCACGAAAGCGACCCGCGCAAAGCGGCACGCCGGTTATGGTGCGGCTCCAGCCCGACCAAATTCAGCGACTTGATAATTGGCGAAAAGGGCAAGCCGAATTGCCGTCTCGGCCCGAAGCAATCCGCCGTCTTGTTGAACACGCGCTAGGGAACAGCAAAGATGCTTGACGCTGCCCGCACCGCGATCGATGAGATGCACGATCTGGTCATCGTTGATCAACTGCCAGCAAGTCCGCAGGCTTTCACGACCCGCCTCAATGGGCTTTTGTTGAAAGCAAAGCCCTATCTACGCAGCGCCAACTACGGAACGGAAATCACCAAGGCAGAAGCCGCGATCAGGCGGTTTCAGAAAGATCGTGACGGGACTGCATTGCAGTCTTTGCAAGATGCCGTGGCTGGCCTTCATATATCGGTTCATCGCTAATGACCAAGGGCGAGGCAGAAAAGGCCGTTCGTCAACTCGCCACAGAATGGGCGCGTAAGACCGGCTATATTGCGCAATCGGGGCACTATCCGAGCTTCTCCGAGTTCAAGCGCTGGCTGACCGCAAATGGCTACAGCCACTACCTCGATTTTCGGTCGGCCACCTCGCCTGACTACGTGGCCGAACAGTGGTTCGAGAGCGAATTAAAGCGTTGGGGTAAACCCACGTTCTAGTTGAGCAGCTCCGCCAGGCATGCAGGCATTTCCTCCGGCTCGTGGCGTTGCGACACGCTCAAAGCCATTGCCAGCGCCACCAGGCCGTCAATGCGGCCGCTGGCCTTGCTCTTGTCCAGCTTGCGCCCCCCGGCCGGGTCCCGCGTCACCACGGCATTGGCAGCGCACATGTTGAGCACCGGATTGCTGCTATGGCGCAGGAGCTTTTCGGCAACCTGCCGCTCCAGCGTATCGACGGCCGGCGACATGTCCTTGAAACCCTGCCCATGCGGCACCAAGGGCAAGGTGCCGCCAAACAGGCCCAGCTCGCGCCGCAAATCCTCGATACGCCACCGGTCATAGGCCAGCGCCTTCAAATCATACGTCCCGCCCGCATTGGTGATGACCTCGGCCACGAAGCCCGGATCGATGGTCGCGCCGGGAATGAGCGTGATAAACCCTTGCTTGGCCCAAAGGTCATAGGGCACCCGGTCCTCGTTTGACCGTTCCTCGATGTTCTGTTCGGGCATGAAGAAATAGGGCAGCACGTCGCACACCCCATCCGGGTTTGGAAACACCATCACGAACGCGGTCAGGTCGCGCGTGGCCCCGAGGTCCAGCCCGCCATAGCATTCCCGCCCGGCGAGGTCAGCAACGGCTACTGCATCGCCGCAGCGGTCCCATTCCGCCCTATGGATGAACCGCGCCACGGCCGACACGCGCTGATTGAGGATCAGATTGCGAAAGGCGCTTTCTTTGGACGGCACCAGGCGCGCTTGTGCGGCCTGCCGCTCCACGTCCGGAAGCGAGCGAAAATCGCCCAGGGCAGGGTTTGCCGCCTCCCATGCTTCGCGGGTCCAGGGATCGGCATCCTTGGGTGCTGCATAGAGCGTCAGGTGAAAGCTCGGGTCCTCGATTTCGCCCGCCTGCACCTTCAAACCGTAGTCGACAAGCTCGCTCATGACCGCGTGATCGGCGGCCGCTTGCGTGGAAATCACCATCATCAGCGGATCCTCGCGCGCGCCGGTCGCCGTATCCATCGCGTCATAGAGCGCCCGGTTGGGTGCGCTGCCCAGCTCGTCATAGACGACAAACGAAGGCGACAGGCCCAGCTTGGAACCGGCGTCGGCCGACAGCGCCATGTAGATCGAGCCTTCGCCGGGGCCGAACAGCACTTCGATTTGCTTGGTGAAGCGCACAACATTGCAGCGGTCGGCCAGCTCATCATGGGCGTTAAGGTAAGCGACCATTTCGGCATAGAGCTTTGCGGCCTGGTCGCGGGTCAGGGCGCAGGAATAGACCTCGCCGCGCATCTCGCTTTCCGGCCCCGCCAGGTGGCACAAGGCGAGCGCGGCGGCGAGCTGCGTCTTGCCGTTTTTGCGCCCCATCGACAGCACGGCGGTGCGCACCGGCCGGACACCCTCGGCGTTCTCGGCGTACACGTCCCGGATGAATTCGCGCTGCCATTCCCGCAGCACCATCGGCTTTCCCGCCAGCTTGCCCGATGTGATCGTCAGGTCCTCGCAAAATGCGATCACGCGGTCAGCTCGCGACATGCCGGGGACTTCCCACGGCTTGACCGGGCGCTTGTCGCCCTTGCCGCGTTCCGAAAGCGGCTTCGCACCGATACCTCTAAGCGCCATTATGCAAACCCCTGATCTGTACTGCCTTCATCATCTAAGTCACTCGAAACTAAGTATTTTCCCAACTCCGCACACGGTCCAGATCGGCTGCGGTTTTCGTGATTTGAGGCACCCCCGCTATGCCAATCGTCGGAAGGATCGACCGGATTGCCGCTTGCGTCGAAGCCTTTGAACTTCCGCGCGAATGGCTTGGAATACGTCCGGTCGTTAGCGGCTGTCTTTTCGTTGTGGCATCGAGCGCACATCGACATGAGCCCGTCGAGCGGGGGAAAGGGGTCGCCGCCATCGGCAATCGGCCTGATGTGATCGACGGTATCGGCCTCGATGAGGTCGCCGCGCAATTTGCACGGGTGGCAAAGCGGGCAGCTCGCCAACTTTGACGCCCGCAGCTTTTGCCAGGTCGCGGTGTTGTAGGGCCAATCAGCCATGCGCACGCGCCCCCAGCTCTTGCCGTGCCCGATCGACCACGTTGGGCGGGAACCACCAGCACGTCCCCGTCTTATCCCGCAAACCTTCTTTGCCGACCAATTGTTCACATCGCCGGAACAAGCGGTAATCATCAACAAGGCTAACCATAACCCGGTCATTGGACGCGGGAACAGAATTTGCCCTTGTCTTTCCTTCCAGAGCCCTTTTCGGCCTATCCTCCGCACCGGCCTTGCGGGGCGCAGAGCGCCGCCGCTTCGCATCGAGCCAATCAGGCTTGAAGCCTTGCCAGCCGTTGCAGATCATTTCATCGGCGGCTGCGTTCGGATCAGGACATTCACCCAACCGCTTCGCCAAGAGGTTGGCAGCGTGCGGAGTGAGGGACTTACCGAGCCGCTTTCGGTGATCGAGCACCGCTTGCGCTCGTTTCTCGTCGAGCACCTTGCGAAGCTCCACCAAGCTCGCGTCTGTGCGCTCTGGTTTTTTTAGACTGGTGTTTCTTCTGGTAGGTTCATCCTTAGAGGCCCCGACAATTTGTCGTGTAGGCTCGTCATCGGTGTCAGGTGACAATTTGTCGTGTAGGAGCAAAAAATAGCGGTCAGAGGTCCGCGCGCCGCGCCCGTCCGCACGGCGAGACCGACGCAAAAAGCCCTTGCTTTCGAGATATTCCATCTGCCGCTGAATAGTTCGTACCGAACACTCGCATTCCTCGGCCAAACGCTCCTGGCCCGGAAAGCAGGAGCCTTCATCATCGGCATAGTTGGCCAGCGCCAGAAGGATCGCCTTAGCGGTGGGGTTGCCGGTCTTCTGACGTAACGCCCAGGTCATCGCTTGGAAGCTCATCGCACCGCCTCCAGTTTCGAGGCTAGAGCTTGGAGGCGGTCGGCCAGCGTTTCCTTGTCCTCAAAAAACCGGTCAGGACTTGAGAGGATCGGCGACAACCGGCGGGCCTGCCGCGCTAGGCTGCGCAGCTCGTCGGCATGGGTAGCCATGCTGGCAAAAAGCGTTTGTCTTTCAATGGTCCCGTTCGAGCGGTTAGACGTCCTAACCCCTTGGCGTATCAAGCGGGCCGCAGACCCTCTCTCTCCGCCATTTCCTTCTGACACCGGCGAAAATCTTACGGAAGCCACATGCCTGACCTTTGCCGCTGCCAGAGCTGTACAGAATGGTTGTACAGAAAATGTCGCGTTCTAAGTTGAGACGTGCACCGGCAATCCTCTCGTCACTATTAGCCGTGTGACTTTCCTGCTATCGATCAGCGGCAGCTTTGCGCCCTATTTCCCGCCGTTAACGCCTCCGTTGCGGCTTCTTGAAAGCTGACGGTTAGCGTTCCCCTCGGGCAGAGAACGGATGGGCATAGTCAGCCTGGCTGGAGCTGGCAGGACTAGCTGAGGCGAATGTCGGCGTCGTCGGTTACCACGATGCTGAAAACCCCAAGCACCCGGCGTACCCTACTGATCGATGCAGACAAAGTCCGGTATCCGGGTTTACCTATCATCAAAATCATCAGTGGCTTGGGCTGACGCGCCAATGAGGATGAGATGATGGTCTTCAGGCACGCAATGTCCTTCGAACTGAGATGGGCTTTTTCCGCACCTGGGTGGGAATGCCAGTCCCCGATATAGGCATCGAGACGCCCGGACGTTTCATACACTGCGTCAAGCTGCTGCTGCAATGCAAGGTCGGGTTCATAGGAATGGCGCTCCCTCGAGGCACTGGGACCAGCTCTCACATGGGCTGTGACTACCACCTCGTCTTCATCCGCCCAATAACCGGCGAACGTGCCACCGGTTTCCAGATCGTGCCATTGGTCGGCGTCGGCCACCATCTCCGCGGCAATGGCGCGCGGCAGCCAGACTATTTTTGACAACTGCAT